ACCGCCAGCAGCAACAACAGCCTTGCCAACCAGCGTTATGGCATTTATCTTGTCAGACCCCCCCCGATTGATCAATACTGGGTTCTGATTGGTTGTCTCGTTCGCTCCAAGCGTTACATCACACAGTACGAGTTCCATTGTTCCTCCTTGGTGTTCTCGGCTGACCGTAGTGCGTCATTTGATCGGGAGTGTACCTTATCCGTTGCAACGGATTAACCCGAACCGAGAACTCACTATCTATGACTCAAAAGCGTTCGCGCAGTTGCTGTACACTGCGGGATCAGCGTCAGTACGATAGACGCAGCCAACAGTGCTCAGAGTCTGCTCCGTGGCAATCGTGATGCCACTCGTCAGGATGACGCAGCCGATGAGTGCTACTTCGGCAGCGACCGCACCAGTCGTTGTGATACCACCAATGAAGTCGCAGTTGGTGAAGCGGTCACGGTTGCCGGCGTTCAGGTTCGAGATCCCAACCAGTCCCTCGAACGAACAGTCACGTGCGTAGATACGGATGGCCTGCGTGTCGATCGTGTTGATGACGGTGATCGAGTTGCCACTGGTATCCATTTCCGTCGTCACGCCATCGAGGTAGAGCATCGTCTTCTTGGTCATGTGGGCGTTGTCCACCCGGATGCCAATCTGCGTGTCTGCCGCGATGTTGATGTTTTTCAACGTGGCGCTGAACGTCGACGCCGTGTACGTGACGTGGAAGTCGATGACGGCAACAGCAGCGTTTCCGTTGCTGATGGACACGCCACCCATGCCAATGACGGACAGACCGGAAATGTCCGGCCAGTCGATCATCGCGGCTTCCTCGTAGTCGCCCGGGAGCATGAAGATGGTCGGACGAGCAGCGGTTGCCAGACTCAGCGCCTTGGTCAGCGTCTTGAGGGGACTCGTAAACGAGCCCTTGCCCCTCGAATCGTTGCCCGATGTTGAGACAACGATAATCGAGGGATCAGTCGTATCAAAGAGGTAACCGTTCATAGGTCACCGCCTTTTACTGGTCGCCGACGCGGACAGGATACCGTGTGATTTCGAGGTCGAGATAGCCGACGATGCCAGTGGCGACGGTCAGGTTCCCGGTGCCCGTTATCACGTTGTACGCAGTGATGTGGTAGTTCGCTGGAACGATGAAACTCTTGATGTCGATTGTTTCACCGAGTCCGCCAAGTGCTCCGGTGACGGCAGAAGCGCCGTCGATGATGTTCGTAGACCGTGCGCCAACCGCACCCTCAACAACGGCAACCTGGCCAATGTCGAGGAGCGCTCCTGCACTCGCTGCCGTTTTCACGTAGAAACGAGTGGTAACACGGGATTCGACCTCACCGATGTCAAAATCAACGAGCAGACCCGTCGTAACGTTCGCGGCGTCAAAGGGAATCTGGATGTGCTCAACAGGGCATTTCAGAAACTTATTCATAATTCACCTCTCCTACGGAGTGTAGGTGAACACGCCGTTGCCGCCAGGGTTGTTGCAAACGAGCTGCCCACCCCACTTGATGACGGTAAACATTTGGCTGTAGTGCTGCATCTTCGCCCACGGATCGAGCTTGAAGGGCATGATTGTCTTGAGACCGAACGTGCTGTACTCAAGACCCCAGACCTGGTTGTCGGGGATATTCTCATCCTGGACAAGCGGGATGCCGCTGATAGCGAACTCAGCCAGCCAGTCAATATCGTTCTTCTGTGGAGTCCACGGAAGAAGCATTGCCATCTTCGCCTGCTGCATATCGTAGAGGACCTTGTACATGTCCTCATTGCAGAGAAGCACCGTGAACTTCTTACCGTGATTCCGTTTCTTGGCCTGGACGATCCAGGACTTGAGCTCCCAGATCAGGTCGGTGGTTCCCGTGGCAGCGTCAACGGTCGGCATCCACCACTGGTTTGTATCGCCCGTTGCCAGAGGGAAACGGTCGGTGGCAAGAAAGGTGCCAGACCGGTCGATGCCCTGGTAGGTGTCCATCGTCCCTGCAGCAACACCTGCTCTGAGCATGTCGCGGAAGGACGTGAGCGTCTTGAGGTTACTACCAGTTGCGGTGACGACACCCGTACCATAGAGTGCCTCGTTCATGGTGTTGAACAGATCGTCCCGGACCTTGAACACTTCGTCGTCGATCAGCTTCTCGAGCTGAACATTGCCCGACTGCTCAAGAACGTCCGTGATCTCGCCCAGGATGATGGCGTTGGAGTAGTACACGTACTCTCCGAAGCAGTACGTGCCTGACTCTTTTCTGCGGAGCGGCACACCATTCTTGTCGGTCAGGAGATCGGTGTCGTCGTCGATAGGTTTTGCGTTGTCGGTCTTGCCATACGCAAGGCGCATCCGCCATTTGTGGCCAATGCCCTCACTTTCCACGTCCAGGGAACCCTTCTCGGCGCTCGCCCAGAGTGGCCGGTCCTCAAAACGAAGATCGGTGATGTTCTTTTTGATGTACGCCTCATCGGTGTAGGCATCAAAAGTTTTAGCTAAATCATAAGCAGCCATTGTCGGCCTCCATGTAAGGTTATCGACCGGCAGGAATCATTAGCCCTTGGCGGCAAGACGCTTAGCTTCTGCCATCTTTTCACCAGGGGCATAGACTTTGCCGGTTGTGTCCGGTGGGGCAGGGTTGTTGTTCCCATGAGCGGGAGAGGCAACCGTGTCCTTGTGCAGTTCTGCTTTCAGCGCGGCATTCTCCGCCAGAAGGTTCTTGTTTGTCTGGCGCACAACATCCACGGTTCGTTCCGCGAACACAAGATGGGCATTGTGCAACGGGACTCTCAGCTTGCTCATTTCCAGCGCAATCTCTGCGTCGTCGACAACACCCGCAATCTCAGGATATGCCTCAAAGTTCGTGGCGATCGACTGTTCTAGGGCAGTCGTCGTTTTGACGTTCTCGCGTTCTTTGATCATCGCCTGCAGTTGTTCGTGGTCTTGACGGATCGCAGGTGGCAGACCTTCGAGGTCGTCTTGTGTGACCTCACCATTGGGACCTGTCCCAACGGGTGCGTAGGGATTCACTTCCGGCACTGGATATTGCACTGCTCCCTCTGAGCCACCCGTGCCCTGTCCAGCCTTGAGCCGTCGATTCTCTTCGCGTGTCTGCTCTAATTCATCTGCCGTGAGCTTGTACTTGGCAGTCAACTGATTGATTCTGGCCTCTGCATCCCGTTTCTTCGGCTGTTGTTCCGCTTGTGGCGGTGCAACGGGCTCTGGCGGAGTTGACGCCGGCACAGTTGCTGGAGCCGAAATGTTTGGTGATGCAGTGACTGGGGTTTTGACTGCTGTGTCCACGGATTGCTGCTGGTTCAATTCATCGTTCATTTGGATCTCCTCTCGGTATAAAGGTCCGCACCTATACCAGTTGTAACCGTCTGCACGGAGTACCGGTTATTGTAAGGCACCGCTGCCTTGGCTGGTTGACACACCAGCGGGTGTTCCCGGGAGAACGAGCGGATTTCCTAACGAAACCTGCCCATTCTGGACGCTGAGAACGCTTAGAGTTACCTGATCTCCTACCTTGCAAGCGCCAACATCAAGAACGCTGACAGTGACAATGGGGCCGGAAGGAGTTTGGACCGGCCCCATTGCTTGATCTGACCCTTCTGCCGAGGCTGTGCCTGGCGTAGAAGGAACGGTTGGAACCTGCGTTGTGGGGGGCGTCATCCTGTTCCGGGTGGCAGCCCCCATATTTGGTCCAGTGCTGAGTAATCCGCCTGCTTTGCGTGCGTAGGCGTCCATCTCGGAACGATTTGCATTGACAGGAGCCAAAGGTTTCCGCTTCGTAACCATTATGCTCGCCGCTTTTTCTTGGTGCTACTTTTACCGTGCGGATGTGCGGTAGCCATTGCTATCGCAACTGCCTGACGCTGTGAACGGCCATGAGCGATCTCAGTCCGAATGTTCTGTGCTACTGTTTTTGCAGAACTTCCGTGCTTTAAGGGCATTGCCTACCTCCCATCGTTCGGGTTCCGAAACTATTATAGCACATTACTTCGGCTTCCGTAATACTATGCTGAAAGGCGCTGATCCTGAGTGACGACGGTCGGTGGTCCTGCCTGTGCCGTGGCCGGTGGATTGCCAGGTGCAGTTTGCGGAGCCGCCAGAGCTTCCTGTACACTCTGTCCAACTGTCGGCTGTCCTTGGGTCGCAGCACCTTCCTGCAGTGCCTTGGAGAATTCGAGAGCTGTTTCTATGAGGAGGGGGTCTCCCGTCCAGCGAGCAATGAGTGCACGCTGTTCAGGTTTCATGGCTGCCATCTGCGCCATCATCTGCAGTCTGGCGTTGATCTCCTCGGGGAAACTCTCCTGGTAGGAGCATATGATGTCAAAGTCTGCGCGGATATGCTCAGGTTCCAGGACAATCGGAGTATCCTGACCCAAAATGCGCAGGAAGTGGTTTTTTGTGTACAATTGGCCCTTGCCGGCCATCTCAATGAGCAGTTCTGCCACATCACCCATGGTGTCGGCCATGTGCAATTTGCGCACATCCATGCGTTGACTGCCAAGCATGGCGAGTGTTTGGAGGGCCGTAGCTGCCGTTACTGCCCCAGGATTGCCTTCCTGGACACCATGGACGCCGGACACCTGCTGGATGTCGCCAAAGAGCATCCCGAGCATAGCCATACTGCCACTGTCGATCGTTCCCCGTTCAATGAGTTTCAGGAACGACTTGTCGCCACCGTCCAGGACCAACACTTGCGAAGGGTTCATATTGATTTCCGTCCCCTTGAGGTTGGGGTCGTTGGTCACGTACTTGTTGATCGTCGTGTAACGCGCAGCCTGGAAAATATACCAGAGGAAGTTGTTGTACGCAGCTTGGACGGGGATCATGTTGTGCACTTCGGAGATCCCCCAGAAGGAAGTTGTCGATGGAATGTTGTAGAAGATGGCAAATGGGTAACGGTGATCCGGCGTTTCGATATTCCCTTCTTTTTCGAGCAGACCGAAACTGGTCCAGCGGATGAGACGACCTTCCTTTTTCTTGCTGGTCGGCGCGTAGTACGTCTCGTGGACGACGATGGAACGTGGGGGCGTTGTCTGTCGCATCTGATTCTGCATGGAAGGGATGTCCGATGACAGTCTGATCTTGCCCGGCCACTGTTCCTCGGCAGCCTCGACGGACCAGAGCGTATCGAACGTGCAGTGTCTCATGTCTTCGATGGAAGTTGCGTGGGGATCGGGTTGGAAGTTCAGGGGATTGCAAGGCACCACACGGAACTCTCCGCGCTCGTAGGCATTCGGGTCCTTGACCCAGATGACCTTGATCGGGGCCATCCCATAGATAAACCCCATGCGGTTGAGACGTTCCTGCCGGTCCCTCAACTTCAAGCGGTGTTGCCAGAAACGGAAGAGGGCATTGACCACATGGGATTGCTGGACATCGCCCGTTTCGACAGGAAGTGCGGTGATCCTCGGGTTCTTCCAGCTGTTCATCGCTACCATCTGCTCGATGGTACTGGCGATCAGGTTCACCCTGGGTTTCTGTTCGGTTTCTCCGTTGCTGATCGCTTTTGCCGTTCCACCTTCATACTTCGCGGCATAGGTCTGCATTGCCTTGTGCACGTCGGAACTCTGTTCAAGGGCGTCCACATAGTCGCGCCGGAGTTCCTGGGGTACTTCTTCACTGTCAATGACTGCCAGATAAGAAAGGTCGTCAGTTGTTTCCATTGTAGTCCTCCACATCAACCGGGTCTGTATGTTGCAGTTCGTATACTCCACGCAGTTCGTCAAATGTGCGTCTCGCCGCTAGTTGCCCTTCTGTGAGAAACTTCGGCTCCTGACCAACAATCACCTGGTCTTCCGGGATGTCGCCACGGCGGGCCAGAACTTGCCAGTACCAGATGAAATATCTGAGGGGGTCGATGCAATGGTTGGGGCCACGCGCCTTGCATTTTCCCGTGGTCTTGTCCCGCTCCCATGTCTCGAACTCGTTGATCATGTCCTTGCACAGGAAGCGGTCGACGAACAGGTTGCACTGGTGGATGAGGCCCTTGATGGTCCACACACCATCCTCGACAAGCAGACTGCCATTGGCGGGAATCCACTCGATGCCGAGGTGGTACTTGTCCTCGATGGCGGCTGCCAGTTCCTTCTGCAGTCCCTTGGAACGACAGTCGTACACGACCCAGTGGATGCCATAGCGGATGAACATCGGCCCGAGGACATCGGCATGGTCCTTTGACAAGGTGTTGGAGCGGTAGTACGACTCGTAGATTTCGAGGGGGCCCTTTCCCCAGTGACCGATGATACACGTCGTCGGGTCGGGGTCGGTCCCAAAGTCCATGGCGGCCAGGCACGGCGTCTGCACTTTGTGGAAGTCACGGGTGCAGCGGCTGCGCTCAAACTCCTGAAAGACGAGGGTCGAAGGCTTGGCGAACAGTCCCAGACAGTAGAAGTTGAACTCGTCTGGGCTCATCGTCGCCCGGTTGCGCTCGAAGATTTCACGGTCGGTCGCAGGGTTCATCAGACTGCTGCCGATCCAGAACTGGTAGTTGGGGTCATGTCTGAGCCACGCCTGGAAGCACTCGTGGTACATCCAGTTCGTGAAGTAGGGCGTCGTTGCGGCCAGAAAGCGTCCGCCCTTCTTGGAGATA